CCAAGTTGCCCATCGGGAGGTTCCTTAAGTGGTGGAGCATGTGGTAGTAATGGATCAAAAGGTGGAAATGGTGGTGAATGGGGAGCAGCAGGTGCGAATACTGATGGAAAAGGTGAAGGTGATCATACTAGTGATGGTACTGGTGGTAATGGTGGACCAGCAGTTTGTGGATCGCCATTTGTTGTTAGTGGTGATATTACTACTGAAAATATAAAAGGGGTTAGAGATGGAGAATGTGATGGAAGAGAACAAGTAGTTGAACCAGACCCAAGAGAAGATCCTCCTATTATAGAAATTACTCCATTACCAACTTATGTAAGATTTGATGATGGAGCAAATAGAGGTATGGTTTTACATGTTACTGCTCCTACAGGACAGACATGTGACTTCAGACTTCGCTCTGTGAAGAGAGATAGTAGTAGTATTGATGATGTTCCATTTAGTAGTGTTCAAATTAAGGACAGTACAGGAGCAGTGAGGTATACATTAGATAGAGGACCTGAAATAATAGATTGTTCTCTAGAAAATGGTGATTATAGATTAAATTGGAATAATCTTAGACATACAAATACTGAGGGTCATGCTCAATCTACTCAAAATCTACCTTATAATGGAGATGGATCAGATGGTACAACTCTTGAGCTTGGAAGAGTTAGTGCCGATCTCTTGGAAATTAAGTTAAAGGATGGATCAAGTCCTGATGATGATGCTGAGATTACTTTATTGAATAGTGCTAACGCACAAGCAGGTTTAGCAGATTCAAATTGGGTAAAAGCTTATCAGACAGGTATTCATGGTACTGCGGCAGAATCTAATGGTTGGGCTCAAGATTTAGTAACTGATGAAGGAAAAATGTATAGAGCTCATAATGAATTCTGGCATGCATTTTTGAGAGAAGTTGGTGTTACTCCAAGTCTTACTGAGATTTATATTAATAATTACCCAGCTGGTTGGCAAACTGGAGATTCTGTTCCATCTACTGTTTGGCAAACTCAAGTATATAAATTTAATCTAACAACAGATAGTAGGGCTAAAAAAGGTTCTATAAAGGTTACTCCAGGAACCTTTAAACTCAAAGTCATGGCTGATAACGTAGCACAAATAGATTGGAATTCTGCTACTTATAATAAAACTAATGCAGTTTATACCAGTGATTATAGAGGACATGATGGATTTGCTAATCATGTAGTTAATGAAGTGGTAATAGAAAATCAAGTTGCTGATATACCAGTTTCTTTTGCTGGAGGTTCAACAACAATGGAGATAACTCTAACAGTAAGACTTCGGAATAATCCTAATGATCAAGATGGTAATCCTATGGGTGCTCCTTTTGATCATACTAGAAACCCTCTGGTAGTTGGATTTGAGGTTCTAGATACAACTGGTACGAGAATATTCTCCTCTCTAGATCTTCCTGGAACTGAGAAGTTTAGACCTGCTCAAGTGGGATATAAAATTACTGGAAGATTCTCTACAGTCTTTGGAAATTCTGCTGATCTCGATTGGGCTAGTCAGATTGGTTCTAAAACAAGAGAGGTTAATGAACAGACTGGTCTAATAGAACTAGCTCCAAGCGTTGGTGTATCACCTGTTGAATATAAACTAACAGCTCAAGGTGAGGGTGTTGATAGAACTGATGTAAAAACATTTAATATTAGGTAGTCAAATCTTAAGGAATTATACATACCTTTGTATGGATTGTAGGCAAAACTTTATATTTTCTTAAGACCAGGGTGCGTGACACCCTGTTTTTTTTATGCTATAATTGATTTGAATATAAATTTAGTATGCCTTATTCCGTTTCCACACCATACCTAAGAAATCATAAAACACATGATTTTAATAAGTCTCTTGAGAAGGAGAAAAGAGTAATTCAACGAGGAGATCATCTTCCTGTTATTCATGCTTTAAATTGTGAATTGGAAAAGAGATGGGGTTTTTCTATTGATTATGATTCATTTGAAGATAATTATGGAAATGATGCCACTTCTCAATTTAAAAATAGAGCAGGAGTAGATGCTAGTTTTAATCTAGTTGATGTTAGTAGTAGGGAAATAAAGAAAGAAGGTTTTACTGTTGATTATAAATTTAGAGATCCTAATGCTAATTGGGATGATTTTCTTGCCGAAACAGTAAGTCAAGATTATGTTAGATTTAATGGTAAGAAACCTATTGTAGAAGGTTGGGCAACTTGCCAACATAAGATAAATGATGCTATACTGTATATTCTTCCTTATCACAACAAAGCAGCATTGATAATGCGTAATGAATTAAATAAAGGATTTTATAACAATAGATTCCCTTTAAATACTTGGAGGCGTAAGACTGCAAAGAATAGAAGTTATGATACTATCAGTTATGTTGTTGATTGGGATCGCCTAACTAAAGTATGTCCTAGTACAATGATATTCAAATATGAGTGATGTAAAACTTTATAATGATGATTGTATGAAAATACTTCCTACCTTAAAAAGTGGAAGTATTTCATTAACATTAACAGATATACCTTATGACGAGGTAAATCGTAAGAGTGGTGGATTAAGAAATTTAGATAAGAGTCATGCAGATATAATTACATTTCCTCTAGATGATTTCATAGATGAGATTGTTAGAGTTACTTCAGGGAGCATTTATATATTCTGTGGTTCGGTTCAAGTATCACATATACGAAATAGATTAATAGAACATGGATTGTCAGTACGGCATTGTATATGGGAGAAGACAAACCCATCACCTATGAATGGTCAGTATATATGGTTATCAAGTATCGAGAACTGTGTATATGGAAAGAAGTCTGGTGCTACATTCAATGAGCATTGTAAATCTGCTGTATGGAGAAATGCGATTGAACATTATGAGGATCATCCAACGCCTAAACCAGTTAAGTTAATGTCAAGATTGGTAGAAGCAAGTTCTAATATAGGAGACACAGTATTAGATCCTTGTATGGGATCAGGTGCTATTGGTGTTGCTGCTAAACAATGTGGAAGAGATTTCATTGGAATTGAAATGAATGAAGAATATTATAAACTAACCAAGGATAGAATATACGGTCAATCTGAGAGTGTGTTGAACTTCTTATCCAGTTAAGTAACTGTCATACAACCACTGAAAAGTAGGTTGTTTGTGCTATAATATATTCAACTGAGAAACATTGATGCCATTACGTCCTCACCAACTTGATGCTTTGAGATCTATGGCAATCCATGACAAGGGGCAGATTATAGTTCCTACAGGTGGTGGTAAGACCATGTGTATGATTAAAGATGCGATAGCACTTCTTAAGGGTAGTTCAAAGACTGTTGTTGTAGTTGCTCCTCGTATTCTATTAGCAGAGCAATTATCTTCTGAGTTCATGGAAGAATTTGTTAAGAATGACATGCCACATATTCAAGTCATGCATGTTCATAGTGGTGAGACACATCATTATTCTTCAACTGATTGTGCGGATATTTATTTTTGGCATAAGAAAAGATGGTATGCTCCCAGAATTATATTTACTACCTACCATTCACTTGGTAAGATTAAGAGTTCTACTATTGATGTAGATACAATTTATTTTGATGAGGCACACAATAGTGTACAACGAAACTTCTTCCCTGCTGTTAAGTTCTTTGCAACTTATAGGGCTAACAGGAGCTTTTTCTTTACTGCTACTCCTAAGCATAGCACTACTGTTAAAAAAGCTGGAATGAATAACAGTAAGGTGTATGGTCAGGTAATTGTTAATGTACCAGCACCTAAATTAGTTGATGAAGGTTATATACTACCACCTAAAGTTGAGGTGTACAAGAGTCGTTTACTTAGAAAAGATGAGATCTATTCTGAAGTAGAGTGTGAGCATATGATTAGTGCTATTGATAGATTAGAAGTAGATAAGGTTCTTATCTGTGCTAAGTCTACCAGACAGATTACTAATCTTTTATATGCCTCTAAGTTTCAGAATGAACTTGCTTGGCGTGGTTACTCTTGGATGACTATCACATCAAAGACAGGTGCTATTATTGATGGTGAGAAGGTTAATAGAGAAGAGTTCTTTGAGGTTCTTAATGCTTGGGGTAAGGATGAGAATAAGAAGTTTGTAGTATTACATCATAGCATATTGTCAGAAGGAATCAATGTCAAGGGTCTTGAGGCAGCATTGTTTATGCGTAATATGGATTACATTACTATCTCTCAAACGATTGGTAGAGTGATCCGATTGGGAAACTGTCACAAGACTCATGGTAAAGTTTGTATTCCAGTGTATAATAATGTTGGGATCTCTACTGCACGTAAGGTTGAGGCAGTTGTTGATACTGTATTCGTTAAAGGAGAACCTGCCATTTCCACTATTACTCGTTAATTATGAAGTACACTGTTGATTCCATCAAAGGATGGATTCAGTTTCAGATTGCAAAACCTGAAGGTGATCGCACTATAGTACAATCTTGGTATAAGTATGCAAAAGATTCTGCATTTTGGAACTTATCTCATGGAGATGCTCCAGGATTTTGTAAACTTGCAAAGATAGCAGGGCAAAGAATCAATGAAGAGTATGGTGGAAATGATATGATAAAGTTACATTTTCCTGGAATTTATCTTCACTCAAAAAGAAAGTGGGAAAGAACAGGTTATAGTAAAATTGCTGGTTAATTGTGATTGATTTTAGCACATTTCAGTTAGATAGATTATCTAAACTTCTATATGCAATTAGAGGTTATACTGATAACAATTTAAGATTTCCAAAAGCAGGTGAAATGGTTGAGAAAGCACTTGCTGAATATAGTAATGGTTTACTTGAAAGGGTAAATTTACCTGGAATTGATTTAATTACTAAAGATAAAGTATCTTATGAATCAAAGGTAACACAGTTTAAGAACAAATCAGGTACAGCGATTAGAGGTTTAATCATTAAGAATAGGAGAGCAGCAAAGGATTATGATGATAAACTTGCCGATTACTTTATAGTTTCTGATGTAAAGAGTGGTAAGGCATGTTGTATATCCTCAGATAAATTATATAATTTTAAGGATACTGGTGCAGTATATACAGCATCATGTGATCCTGATCTTTCAGATTTCTTCTTAGATGGTTATAATAATCTAAATGAATCAAGAGATTATTTTGAGGAGTCTGAAGATTATGATTTGCAGTTTATTAAATCTATTAAATGAACATTAAAGAAGACGAGTATATGTCTAGTGATGTGTGGAAAAGAAATATTCCACCAGTTACTAATTTTAAGAGAGGAAGTACCTATAATCAATTTGGTATGTGGGTTATGTGGACTTATTATATCATTGTTGCTATGATGATAGTAAGATTAATCTGGGTATTAAATACGTGAACATCTTTGTAACTAACCCTGATCCACATAAGTCTGCTACTGAGTTACCTGACAAGCATGTGGTTAAGATGCCATTAGAGACTTGCCAGATGCTTTCTATCATATACTCTAAGTGGTATTATGATTGGGGTAAGATACACAAGAAAGATGGCACTGCCTACAATACAGATAAAGGTGCTTTCCGTAATCATCCTTGTACTAAATGGGCAGCAGATAGTATATTCAATACTGCATGGTTGATTCAACATGGATGTGCATTATCTGATGAGTATTCTTATCGTTATGGTAAATTGCATGGATGCCATAAAGCATTATTTGAGGCAAAGAAAACATTTCATAGGTTAGCAGGTGAAGTCATTACTTGTCATTGTATGGTAGAATCATTTACAAGAGCAATGCCTGATGAGATTAAACTTGATAGGACTATCGACACCTTTACTGCTTATCAAAAGTATATTAATACTAAACCTTGGGTAAAGGATAACTACCTACGCAAACCTGATCGCAAACCTAACTGGATTCAATGAGAGACACTATTCTATTTGGAGATTGTAGAGATACACTCAAAGAGTTTGATGAGAAGGCAAGGATGTGTGTTACATCCCCACCTTACTATGGTTTAAGAGATTATGGTGGTGAAGACTCTCAGATAGGTCTTGAACAGACCCCAGATG